TTGAAGTTGTGGATGTGGCCGCTTTTAAGAATAGAGATCTAGGAGTCGTCCCTTTTGTCTTCCCCGGGGGTGCCCAGGGCTATGCGACCAATCAGTACCACTGTGTGCGTGGAGAGTGCGGGCAGGGTCTCTACTACCGGCAGCAGTTAGTGGGCGTTCTAGTGGGCGTTCATGATGCCTCGAAGATGAGTGTCTTTTTAGCTGTAGATAGGACGTTCGTCGACGCAGCCGTGGAACAGTTCCGCTCACACCACCTCTCGGTCGAAGACGTGACTACCTCTCTGGACATATACGGGGTGGAGCTCAAGAACTTGGTTACGAGAGAAGGGGTGCATCCCGCATCCGATGCCGCGTGGACCGAGCGATTGAACCCTGGGAGTTTGCTTGATTCGGACCACGTCCCGATCGGTCATAATGACCGGACGCGGACGATTAAGGGCTCGGTAAAGAAAACTCCCCTCTATGACGTTGTCGCCCCCCATCTGACTAAGGAGTATGGCAACCCCTTTATGGACCGGAAAGCAGTACTGGCAGACGGCCAGTATTTGAGCCCTGTGACGTACAGGTTGGCGGCGTGTAAGTCTCCGGTGTCGTATGATCCTGGAGTGTTGAGTAGGGCTATGTTTGCAGTGGTCGAGAGCTTTGGGATGGTTCCGAAGCTGCGGCCGCTGTCCATCGAGACTTCTATTACGGGCTCTGAGTACAATGTGTATATGAACCCAAGAGACAATAGGAAGTCTGTTGGCCCTATCCTTGCCAGCGAGAGTATTACCCGCTCTGTTGCTTATGTCGAGCAGCCGGACGGTACCTTCAACGTGCACCCGCGCGTGCTGGACTTGGCTGGCAAGTACGAGGCTGTGGCGCGGGGCTACGGCCCTCTCCCGCCAGTTGTTGTCTCCGCAGTGAGGAAGGATGAAGTGTATCCTGTGGAGAAGGCAAGGTTAGGCAAGGCGCGTTATTTTTATGTGCTCTGTCACGCCTACAACTTGGCGCTGAGACGCTTCCTCCTTCCCATCATCGCTTGGTTGGTGGAGACCCCTATGTCGTCGGGGTTCGTGGGCGCTATCAATGCCGGAGGGTCTTCGTGGCACGACATCGCCTCTTCGTTAAAGGGGATGAAAACGTTTGCTGCAGACCAGAAGGAATTTGACCTCAGGCACAAGCTACTTTTGACTCACGTAGCTGAGGTCTACGCGCTCGTGGCGGAGCGCGCAGGATACTCCCCGG